ATTGAATGATAAGCGTTTAAATCTTGAGCGAACTCTGGAGACCAAACTACTTTCAATTTACGTGTCTTAGCAATAATTGCCTCTTGTCTTAACTGAACATTCAATTCTGGAATGTTTAGTGAAGTAATTGGATCACTTGTTGTATCCTCAAAATCACCACGAGCAGCAGACGTTACATCATTTTGCTCTTTATAGTAAGCAATATTAACAGATTGTGAAGCAATAGTAGCAGCATTTAATCTAAACTGTACGTTAGTTCCTGCAGTATTTACTGTTGTTTCATCAGATAAAATAACACCGGAAGAAGATACTAAATAAGCAGCTCCAACTAACGCTTTATCATATCCTGTTAAGCTTGATATGGATGCAGATGCAATACCATTATCGGCGGTTATAACAGAGTGACCAGCTAAAGCTCCTAAATTAGCACCTGCAGTAAGAGATGAGTAACCTCCTACAATTGTAGCTTGGTTAAGGGTAAATGCAGCTTTCTGTCCAGCACCCGCATTATCAGCTCTGTAAAGACCACCAGTTGGTGTTGATGCAGAAGTGATACCATGTAGGTCTTGGCCATTTTCATGATTACCATGACCTGTACCATATTTGAAATCCAACCAGAACACTAGTCCTGATGGTAGATTCATAGGTTGAACCGATACGAATTCCTTCGCAAAGATCTCACCGAAAATTCTACGTACTAATGGTAAGGCAACTCCATTCCAATCTTCATTACCGTTACCGGTATTAGAAGATGCTTCTGAAATAAGTTGACGAGCTTGGTTTTCCAAAAGGATTGCAGTATTATGCTTTTCATAATCTGTTTCAACACCTTCTAGTAGACCTGTCTTTTCCCATTTAGAAACGTATTGCTTAGTCTCATTCAACTGTTGTCGATATGTAGCCTGAGCATCGTTTAATAATTCTGAAATATTTGACATTATTTTGTCTCCAATATTTTTTTAATTTTACAATAGACCAGCTAATTGTTTCATTCTATTAGCTAGATCATTAGATTCAACAATTACTTCTTTCGAAGGTCTTGTTGATTTTACGCTTTTTGAAGCAAGGCCTTCTGCAATTTTCGCTTTTGGAGCTCTACTGCTAAAAGATTCAGTCAACGTAGTATAAACTAATTTAACTTCACGTAAGTTTGCAGCTCGGTCAAAAGTTTCAATAACTTTTACTTTTTGCGCTTCACTTAAGTTGTTAGATTTGAATAATTTGTTAGAGAAAAGTAATTTTGCGTTAAGCAAGTTTACTTCTTGTAAAGTTGATTGTAGTGACTTGATAGTAGCATAAGCTTCTGCTAAGTCATCATCCTCTTCCTCTTCCTCATCATCGTCACCCTCTTCCAATGATTTAATAATCTCATCAAGATTAATATCCTCATCTTCGTCTAATTCAGTTGATTCTACAGCTAATTCTTCTTCATCTTCAACAGGTAATTCTTCTTCATCACCCTCTAATTCACGAATAATAGCTTCTAATTCTAAATCTTCTTCGTCAGCCTCTGGTTCAGCTCCGAAATCGTCTTCAGGTACATCTTCATGACCCATTTCTTCAACGCTTTCTTCATCGTCTCCAAAGCCTGGCTCAGCTTCTACTTCTTCTTCTTCATGACCCATTTCATCGACTACGTCGTGAGTGTCCATTCCGAATTCTTCTTCTTCTTCTTCATCTTCATACATATCTTCAGATATCTTTGTAGATAGCATAGATTGTAATTTAGGTGTAAAAGCTTCTTCTAAAGCAAGTTTAGCATTTGCAATTGCAGTCTCGCGGACAGCTTTAGCATCAGCGATTGCTTCTTTTAATAAGTCTTTTGACATTATTATCTCCCGTATATTTTATTTGGAAATAAGGTTATTATGAACCTTAATGGAATTTGTTACCGTAGCTACACTATATATAAATGTGATAGTGTATTTTGTACAAATATAAATATATGAATATATATTAAACACATAAAAAAACCGGAAAAGTTTTTAATTTTTCCGGTTTTCTTAATATTATATGTAAACTTAATGTATTCTACATTGGTTTACCATCTACTATAGTAGTCCATGTAGTGTCTTCCCAAAATGCCGCCTCCTTTTTACATTGTAGCGCTTGACGTCTCTTTGCGTCATTCATCTTCTTGCGGCGCGCGGTTGTGGGTTTAGTATATTCTGCTCGAGCTCTTATCTCTAACAATATACCGGACTCCTTCTGTTGACGTTTGAAAATTTTCAAACCTTTCTCTAAGGCGTAGGATGTGCCATCTGGTATCTTTACACCTGAAGCATTACCTGGGGTTACGAAATCTCTGTTAGAGAAACGTTTTGGTGATCTACGATCGTTGTACATAAGTTATATTTAGTTATTAATACCTTAATATATGAAATAATTTTCGATTAGCCAACTAGAAGTTAGAATAATCTCCTTTAGCCATTTTTGCACATTTGTTCTTTATGTCAAGTGCATATGTATTAGATGTTGCTTGGTAGTAGTTATTTCCATTACCACGGTCGCTATCTTTTGCAGCTTGTTGCATATCGCGTACATATCGTGCGTAATCTGATAGCAATGAACGTATTTGAGAGCCTGCATTATCAACACCATACTTACCATCACCTATCTGTAAGTTACCGTACTGATCTAACTCCTGTGCTTTTATAGCTGCTTCAATATCTTGATTAACTTTTCTAACCGTTTTACCAACCAATTCATCTATCTTACCTTTGTTATTGGCATTGGCTTGTAATATCTTTTTATAGCGAGCTACATTGTCCTTCTTCATACTTTCAGCTGACTTTAAAGCTATAGCACCTTGCTTCTGATCTGCTCGAGAAGCTACCTTGCCTTGAACATCAGCACCTGTTCTCTGATAATCTACTTCAAAAGTTACATGAGGCATTTCTGACATTCCAGCAACACTACGTGCACCTTTCATATCTATACCTGCTTTCGAACTTGAGTGTCTAGATTTGCTACCTAATCCGTTTCGCGTGATGTATGCAACTTTTCCACCATACATCATACCAATCAATTGACCTTTCTTAATATCCTTAGTCCAGCCATATGTTGAATTCTCTGTTACTTTAAAATCTTCGGATGCAATAATAAGGTATAACCCTTTCTTACCATAGAGCTGCTTAGGTGATTTATTTACTTTCTTGATATCTGAATCTTGAATATTATTTAAATCGATACCTTGCTTAGGTAACTTCGTCATCATAGCTGCTGTTTCCCATGCTGAGAACTTTGAAAATATTCTTTGTAGGATCGATGATCCAAATTTTTCGTTTAACTGCATCATGTTATCTTCCTGTCCTTACTACTATTTTTAATCTATCAACAGCTTGTATTACCTTGGCAGCTGCTTTGGTTACTGGTTTATATGCACTACTGTTTTTGTCAGTAGTATTAACAAGCCCTTTCACTATTTTATGAACACCATCTAATACATCACCTCTAGAACCTCTCATTTGAGGAGCTTCTTCTAGATTTTCGTTTTGCATAGACTTCTTAATGGCATCATCTTTACTATCTAAATATTCTTCTTCATCTGGTTCATCTATACCGTCACCATCCATATCACCTTTTTCAGCTTCATGAATATCATAATACTTACCAAGCTTATGTCCCATATCTTCATATACGGACTCTAAACGTTGTTGCATCAAAGTCATTTCTTGAGCAGTTTTCTCAAACAACTTAACGGAGTTAGCAACTTCTTTCATATCACGCTTTACAGTAACACCATCGAACCAGTCGTCAGTCTCTTGTAATGCGAGTGTCGATGCTCCGGTAGTTAATTGCTTGATAGCCTCTACCATATCTTGTATTTCATTTGTTTTATAAACTTTTGAACCAAAGCTATTAAACTTGGATACAGAATCCATTATAGCAGACTTATCTTCGCGAGTTAATTGTCGCATCATCTGCTCTTTTTTATTTTCACGTAATATCTTTTTTAGTTTCATTACTTTATTCTCCTTGATAATAATCTTGCTGCTGATTTACCGAAAAATGATTCTACTATTGACTCTGATGTACCGTATACCGTCTTTAGGTGTGATAATAATTTATTATGTGTTTCCGGTGAAAAGGCTTCATCATCTTCCCACTCATCTTGACCTTGCATCTTTTCAATCTCTTTACTTATCAACTCCGCTGCTTCGTCATACGAGACTCCAGAATTTTTTATATTTTGCAATTCGTCTTCCATAACATCTTCACTGTACTCTTCACCAGAGTTTACCACAAAGTCGCCTAATGTTTCAAGTGTTGAAGATACAGCATCTGATGAATCACCATCACTATCTGAATCATCTTGATAGAAAGGGGATTTAGGCTCATCTGATTTTGCTTTAGGTTCACCTTCTTTACTTTTAAATAAATCGGCACCTTTTACTTTTTCACCGGAATCATCGGAGTCACCACCTTGCTTTGCTAACCATGCTTTTTTTGCAGGGTGATCATCTGGCAATTTTTTTGCAGAATCAGCAGCCATTTCTTTTGACTCACCATCATCTTTATAGCGAATCGTCTCTTCTTCTTTTAACATCCGCTTCATTTCTTTTAGTATCTGCTTGTTTGTAGAATATATCTTACTCATTGCTACTCCTGTCCTGGTAGTGCGCATTTGCACGTTAGATCGCACAACATTTCACTAATTATATTATTAACTTTGCTGTATTTGTTTGATTTAGTCTTATCTATTGACTCATTCATACCTGCTGGTTTCATGAATGCTCCATGTGTAGATGGATTAGATACAAAGTCCCAACAAACTAATTCAAAGTCATCTTGAACTTCAACAGTACCTTCAGCCATTTGCTTAACAGAACCTAATCCACGTGAACTAATACCTAATGTAATGTTCATTGATAGTAGTTCTTTCAGAATGTTTCCAGCTGGTGTAGGTAAAACTTCTACCTTACCTACTAAATCATTACCTTCCCACCATACATCTACCACGTTATGAGAAACGTTTGATAGATTGACTACGGAAGATTCAGGGTGATCTAATTCACCTAATGCTCTTCGTTGAGCTACCTGCTCTTCTTTATATTTACTCACTTCTCTTTCAAGAATTGCTTTTGGATATACTCGTTCGTTTTGATTAGGAGCTTCTGCTCTTTGAAGCACTCCTGTTACTATAACACGTCCGTTGTTCGCAGCTTGTGATTCAGCAATCACAGCTGGTGAGACGTGAAATGGTGTATAATCAACTAGTAGATTTCGCATCTTATGATTTCTCCCACATGGTTCGTTTTCTATATAAATCGAAGAAAATCCTAGCTAACTCTTTACGAATTATTGCTCGGACGGCTTGCATATCTTGAGATGACATCTCTTCCTGTATTATCTTCGTTTCTTTCATTAAAATCTTCTTATCTTTTCACCTATTCGCATCATCTTCTCTGAGATTTTGTATAGGTTACCTCTAGTGGACTTCCAATACTTGGTTGAATCAACACCATCTTCTGTCTTTAATCTAATGTTTTGAGTAATCAGCCGTTCAATAATATGTAGCTTACTGTTAATTTCTTTTATAGCGCTATTGACTTTCTGCTTTGAAGAAGATGTATCATCTCGTCTATAAGCTGTATACGAAGCTTCAGCTAAGAATGATTGTTTTGCTATGCGCATAAACTTTGACTCATTCACGTCATCATCCTTTTTCTTTTTCTTCTTCTTCTTAAACGCTTTAGGTGTATCATATGCTTCACCAGCTCCAGTTACACTTATTTCATCCAACTCTTCATCATGATCTGATTCAGCTTTTCCGAACTCTACCCACCAGGAATCATCTGTCTCTTTAACACTCTTTATATGCTCTTCTAACATATCTTCTAGCTTAGCGTTTAACGACATTTTTTAACTCCCGTATTAAATCATATGAGCGCAACATTGACACTAAATGTGTATCTCTAATTATAGAGTCTGATTTTATGTTGCTTAGTTGTGTATGTACCTCGGTTAATTTAACTCGAACGACATCATCTTTAACTTTCTTTGTTAGCTGCTTTAATATCTTATTAATTATATTTATCTCACTCACCATATACTTCTTCAGCGTCGATGTGTTTGAAATATTATTAATATACTCTCTTAATAAGGATTTTTGCTTAGAATCTAACTTACCATACTTTTGATTAAATTTCTCTAATAATATTTTATATGATAATAATCTCACATCTTTATCTTGCTTAGAGTATTCACTTAGTGCTGTATTGTTGTCATGCTTATTCGATGTGTGTGTACCTGTGATGTGCTCAACAATATTATACCTACATTGCATTAACTGCGTAGGAGTGTTAGTAGTGCTACTAGCTTCTAATAGCTTAAAGATAGATGCGTTAAGTCGATAGTTAGGTACTCTGGATTTAAAGAAATCATCTAAGTTATAGTGTTGTTTAATTTCACGAACTAGATTATATTTTTCTCGTTTTGATTTACTGCGATTTGTCTTAGCGTATTCAGAGATAACTATATCAATAAAACGCTCAGCTTTTACATCTAACGTATACTTTTGCTGCTGCAGCGCTTTATATAACTCTAACTCTCTAGCTAATACAGTATCTTTCTTAAAGTACTCTTTAATAATAGCTATCGCTGGTGATTTTTTACTATTCGATAACGTATCAGAAGTAATCTGACGGGTCAGTAGTTCGAATAGTACACCGACATTTCTAATTTTACTATGCTTTAAAGCCATGGTATATCCCTATATATTATTATACTCTTATAAATATCAGCTATTTGATAAAGACTCATCTTTTAATAAATTATTTTCATTTAGTAGACTACTCTTCTTCATAGATTGTAATAATCCGCTAAAGGATTCCTTTGCTAGCGGACTACCATTATACTTATGCTTAATAGATCTATCCCTGTTCCGTACATCTCTATTTTTTGTTTCTGATCCTAATGGATCTCTACCTCGGATATGATCCTGTGTACCATACTTAACGCCTTCAGGTGGTCGACCTATAGGGCCTGATTCTCCGAATGAAAAATCATCTTCGTCTTCACCCTCTCCATCCTCTTCAGGACCTTCTGGTGGGTTTGCAGGATCAGTACCTTCGTCTACGATTGATGTTTTACGGAAAGCGCTTTTGGCGTCTTCAATAACATTAGCACGTTCTTTTTCTATATCTTCTTTACTTAACTCAAATATTTTTTCATAAATCCAGTTCTCTGAGAGCATCTGATTATCTTTTATACTATCTGCTAATGATATCTTCTCACTCCACAATGACACTTTTTCTTGCTGATATATAATGGATGAGTTAGTTAAATCTAACTTAAACCCAGCTAATTTTTCATCAGTATACCCTTGTGCGTATAAATGTACTATGGCTAGCTTCGTTAGCTCTGATAATACAATACGCTGTAGTCGCTCTATAGTCCTTGCAAATCTAACATCCTCTGCTGCTAATGTAGCTTTACCTTCTGTTGTTTCATCGTATCCTAAGAACGCTTTAGGTATCTTTAACGCTGCAAACATTCTATTTCTTAAGTATTCAACATCATCAATACCACCGAACTCCATACCAGATAAGGTGTCAATCTCAGTACCACTCTGACCACCTCTAATAGGCATATAATAATCTTCCATCATGTTCTGCATGTTAAACTTAAGATTATATTGACCTGTTTGTGGATCTACATACGGTACTTTCTTCATTTTATTAATAACTTTTTGCATATAGTTATCAACCTCTGCAGGTGGAATATTACCTATATCAATCTTGAATACCCTCTTTTCAGGTGCACGCATAATTCTATGGATCATCATTGCATCTTCCATAAGAGTCAATTGTTTCCAGTTCTTTCTAGCTCCTTCGAGCATTGATTTACCGTATGGTAGAAAGTTGGAATCAGAGAGCAGTCTGAAGTGTGCTATTTCGTAATTCTCATATTCTGTTTTTGCAGTCTGTACATTACCACCCATTGATATATCGTGAGTAAACTTTACATACTCTGGATGCTCTTCATCTGTATCCTCTTCGCGGATCATCTCATATGTTGAAATAGGGGATACATTAGTTATACCTAACTTCTCTGTTATATCCAGCTTGAGATACAT